GAACTTGCAATCAGGTTTGGTCGTAAGGCAAAGAATCTAATCGACTCAGAAGATTATTCTAAAATTTTTAAAACAACCCTACAAGAAGACAGTAAAGCAGCAGGACGTTGGGAGACAGCACAAGGTGGTGAATACTTCGCAGCTGGTGTTGGTGGTGCGATCACTGGACGTGGTGCGGATTTATTAATTATCGATGATCCACACTCAGAGCAAGATGCACTATCTCCTACAGCTTTAGAGTCAGCGTACGAATGGTACACGTCAGGTCCACGTCAGCGTCTACAACCAGGCGGCAAGATTGTGCTCGTCATGACGAGATGGTCTAACAAAGAT